TATTGCGCGCGAGGCTTACAAAGGATCGGTGCTGACGTTTAACGGCCGCAGTTGGACAGTGCGATCCTATGAATTGACCGGCAGTCCGAACGGTGAAGACCTCGGCGAGGTGCTGTTCCTGCTGAATGCGATCGAGTCGACCAATGGCTGACGTGCGCGAGGACATCTTGGCGCGGCTGCTCGAGGTGGTCGGCACACTTCCGAACATCCGCTCGGTGCATCGCAACAACATTGACCTCATTGAGGCTGAGTTGCCGGCGGCAATCGTGCTCGACGGCGACGAGGAATCCGATGGCGCGGGTGACGTGTCAATGAAGCAATCGCATCGGCCATATAATGTGCAGATGACACCCGGCATCGTTGTTCAAGTGCAAGATGACAACGTCGTGCTCGGCTCGATCGTTACTACGTTTCGCCGCGAGCTGATCAAGCGGGTGCTGACCGACACCGAACTCAACGAGCAGATCGTGAAAACCGGGCGCCACGGCAACGGTGCAATCCGCTATCTCGGGTGTCAGACCGATGTCGGATGGACGCGCACAGGCTTTGCAGCATTAACCGCGCAATTTCTGTTCAAGTACACGCTCAAGCCCGACGATCTCTAGAAAGGAGAATACCGCCATGCCCACGTCACCCAATGTGCAGAACTATCATATTGGCAAAGGTATCGTCTCGTTCAAGGAGGACGGCGCTTCGACCTACACCGACCTCGGCAATGCGCCGTCGTTCGTCTACACGCCGGCTGTTGAAAAAAAAGAGCATTTTAGCTCCCGCGAAGGCGTGAAAACTAAGGATTTTACGGCGATTACATCACTTGCCGCAACCATCAAGTTCACCCTCGACGAGATCAACGGCCAGAATCTTGCATTCTTCGCGCTTGCCGGGGTAAGCATCGATACCGACGGCAACACCGTCCTGAGTGGCCTATCGAAGCCAGAGTTCACCGGCGATATCAAGATCGTCGGGACCAATGATATCGGCCAGCAGGTCGACTTCGACGCAACCGTGTCGTTTGTGCCATCCGGGGATTTCAGTTTCATCACCGATGGCGACGACTTCACAACGATCGAGATCGAGGCCGAGGTGCAGAAAGGTGCCGATGGTTCCTTTGGCAAGTGGACAGTTAGGGACGAGACCACAACAGCGTAGCAAAACACCATGGCAGACCTTCTGGACATTGCGCCTTCGACGGCGGTCGAGGTTGTCAAGATCGATGGCAAGCGGATCATCGTGCATGGACTGCATGGTGATGGCATCGCGTCGATTATCGCGCGGTTCCCTGAACTCGGAACATTACTGAGTGGCGGCAAGGTCGGGACGCGATTGATCGAGCGTTTCGGTGCCGCGATCGGGCCGATCATTGCCGCCGGTTGCGGGCACCTCGGCGACGAGCAATACGAGCAGCGCGCCAGAATGCTATTGGCCGAAAATCAATTGATTTTATTGAAAGCAATTATCGGACTAACCTTCCCAAACGGACTAGTCTCCTTCGTCGAGAGGTTGACGACGCTCGTCACAAGCGCGGACGAAGGAGCAAAGCCGATCAAAGTGCGCTTGCGGAAATCGCCATTGCCATCACAGCCCTTATCCGACGCGGCTTCCCACCCCAATATGCAATGACGCTGACGCCGCGGCAGATGTGGGCCTATCTCGAATTCAGTCATCAACTTGATCACATCGATCAGGGTGAAAAGTAAATGGCCATGAAGTTCACAGTCAAGGCCGATCCATTTGGCGTGATCGAACTGATTCGCGACAAGCAACGGTCGGTCGCCACGGCGGCGGTTGCGGCCTTGCGCGAGGCGGCGGACGATGCGGTCGAGGAAGGGCGCAGCAACATCGCGAGCGCCGGTCGGTTTGGAAGTAAATGGCAGGCAGGACTGAAAAAACGGATCAAGGGTGCAAAGGAAGGCGGCGAGCCATCCTTGCAGGCCAAGGCTATCATCTTTCATTCGATGGGCGGACTCGCCGGTGTGTTCGAGCACGGCGCAACGATTCAAGGTCGGCCGTTGCTGTGGATACCGACCACACCGGGCGGACCGCCGGCGAGCCGTTCGGGCAAGAAACTGGTCTCCGCTACGGTGCGTGGTCACCCGATGCTGTTCGATGCCAACGATCACGATCGCAACCGTAAGCCGCTCTACGTTGGCGTGCCGTCGGTTCGCATCCCGAAGAAATTCCGCATCACCGAGATCGTCGAGGAACATGCCGCCCGCATTGGCGAATTGTTTCTCCAGCACTTCAAGGAAAATTAGTGCGTCATGGCAGACAAAATCTCGATAGAGATCGGACTTGATGGCGGCGATGAGGTCACGCGGCAACTCGCGGATATCGGCAAGGCTGGCCAGAAGTCATTCAGCGACATCCAGGACGCAGCCGATCAAGTCAATCTCAGCTCAACATCAGCGCAATTCGACGATCTCGGTGATAAGGGCCAGGCGGCATTCAATAAGGTTAAGTCAGCCGCGGAAAATGCGGTGGTGTTCGAGCAGGTCGTCCAAGGCGTCAAGAAGGTCGAGGGAGCATTCGAAAGTCTTGGCACTGCCGTCACTCGCATGGCCACCCGGATGACAAAATCGCTCGGGTTGTTTGGCGTTCTGGCCCGTTCGTTTGGGCCTGTTGGTATTGCAGCCGGCGTTGCGGCTGGAGCTATTATCAAGTTCGGGAACGATGCGGCAAAGTCGCTTAGCGAGCTGACCGCCGAGGGCGCGAAGCTGGATTTGACGGCGCAGCAATTTGACAAATTGCAAAAGGTTCTTGGGCAAGCCGGCATATCTACCGATGCGATTGCGCCAGGCTTGGCAAAGTTGAAAGAATCGCTCGCTGCAGGTTTGGTGCCCAGTTCTGTCATTACGGTATTTTCTGATTTCACCACAAACCTTACAAACCTTACTGGCATCACTGGGGCATTGCAAAGATTCATCGCCCAACTGCAAACCATGCCGGATAGTGTGCAGCGCACCCAACTGGCAATGTCGGTATTAGATAATACTCTTGGCGCTCAAGTGATCGCCGGCTTGCAAACCGGCACTCTCAACGCGAACAATTTTGCCAGTGCTCTTGGTCAGATCGCCCCGGCAACCCAGGAGCAGATCATTGCGGCAGCCAAGTATGAACAGGCGTTGAGGCAACTGAACCAGGCGTGGGCCGAACTCAAGCAAAGCATTGCGCCGATAGTCACGCCGGTTTTCGGGTTTTTGACCGAAGAAATTAGAAAACTCAAAGGCGATATTGCGGAAATTATTGCTGAGTTTAACGTGCTGAAGGCGGCCTTTAATCTATTCTCCGCTCCAGCAGAACAACAGGCTGCAGCAGCACAAAAAGTTAAAGAAGCATGGGATCAGCTCGGGAAAGCAGGCCAGCAGGCCGCGCAGCAGACCACGCAGGCAGCTAATACAACTAGCCAAGCATTGCAGCAAACAGGACAAGCGGGTGCGCAGGCGGCGCAAGGATTGGGCACAGCCTCGCTGGCCGCCGAAAACCTGAAGTCATCAGCTGACAAACTCGCGAGTGCGAGCACCCCGACGCAGACTCTTGTGCTGGATGTGAACAATCTCGCGCTGGCATACGCACGCGCCGCCGCCGCCGCCGATGCCGCCGCCGCCAAGGCTAGTTATTTTGCTAACCTTCCTCGCCCGACCTCGATTCCGTCCCTGGAGTCGCAGCGCCCAGGTCGTTTAGCGGAGGGTGGATTGCTCGGCGGGCGCGGCACCGGCACCTCCGACAGCAATCTCGCCTGGGTCTCGCGTGGCGAACACATCATGCCGGCGCGGACGGTGGCACAGCCTGGCATGCTGGCGTTGCTGGAGGCGCTGCGGCGCTCGGGCGGCAACCTGCGCGGCGTGCTCGACGGTTTGGGTCGGTTCGCGCTTGGCGGCCTGGTGCCACGGTCGCTGCCGGCGTTCGCCAGCGGCGGCCCGGTCGGCGGCATGAGCCATGTCACCATTCAATTCCCCGGTCTGCCGCCCATCGGCGGCCTGCGCGCCTCGTCTGCGGTGATCGGTGAACTGCAAAAGGCCGCGGCGCTGGCACAGGTCCGTTCCGGCGGCCGCAAGCCGAGCCGGTATTCCTGATGGCTCATCCGCCCTACACACTGCTCGCGATCGACGACATCGACTTCAGTCAATATGCCGTGCGCGGCATCACCATGACGCTCGCGCCGATCGAGCAGGCGGCGGCGTTGGCGCGTGATTGCCGCGGCGCGCTCGCCGACATCTCGCTGGCGCAGTTCCGACAGTACAAAGTTACGATCACCTGCACCGATCACGAGGTGCCCGAATTGACCGGCATATGGCCCGGCCAGGACATCACCATCACTTGCATCCCCGGCCTCGGTGCCGCCAACACGACCGGCGACGTGCTGATCATTCTTGCCAAGGTCACAACCTGGAACACGTCGCGCGACGAATGGGCGGCCGAGGTGGCCTGGCAGCTCGAGGCCGAGCAGAGGACGCCGTAAGCGATGCCCGCCGGCCTGCCCTATTTCGCCTGGGTCGATGCCAGTGAGACGACGTTCACCGTCGGGCACATGCGCTGGGATGAGAGCGTGTTTTCGTTCACGCTGGCGCAGGACGAGGGCGATCCGGCCAACCTGACCGTGGTCGTCCGCCGGCCGCGCAATGAGGCCGGCGATCCGATCGGGTTGCTCGGTCCCGGCCGCAAAATCTGGGCATGGTTTGCGCTCGACTGCGGTCCTGCATTGATCAAGTTTCGTGGCCGGCTGGTCGGCATCCCGACCAGTATCTTCGAGGAACTGGTCACGCTGGAATTCGTCGCGCGGCCGGTCGATGTCGTGGCGCAGAAGGAAGCATTGGCCGATACGCTGCGGGTGCTGCCGTATTACGACGAGGCCATGATCGATCCTGATCGGCGCGATGACCCGGAGGTCGTGCTCGAGGGCTATACCAAGATCTGGCATTATGATCGCGAGACCCATGTCGTCACCGTCTCGGACGAGATCAGCGGCGAAGACGGCTTGGTCGAATTCCTCTGCGTGAATGGCGATGTGCTTTATGACGGCCTCGGCCTGTCGCTGACCAGCGGGCCGCTCTCGCGCGTCGATATCAATGCCGAATTCACCTGGACCCAGCAGGCGAATGGCACGGTCGATCTGACCCAATATCTGATCTCGCATTGGCCGAGGGTATTCGGAGGTGAAATCAATTTGAATGCCGCGGACTGGCCAAAGAACAAGGCCGGCATCGGCGACGGTTGGGAGGTTGCCGACGCACACGCACAGGACATTGTTGATACGCAAACGCATACCGAGAGCAGGGGTGGCGGCGGGATCGTTAAATTCGCGGATGGCAGCACGTCCGAGGCGCACTGGTCATCGTCAAACACTACTCTCAGATCTGCTCGCAATGTCGTCAGTTATGGGAAGATCGTCACCAACGCCACAAGCAGTTCAAGTCATTCCAAGGATGGTGATGGCGTCGACTATGTGTCGTCGACCAATAGCAGTTATTCCGATTCGTTCGCGGTGGTTGTGGTGCAAGCCATCAAGCCGACGCTGGTGGCAGGCTACAGCGCCGAGCGGCAATATACCGAGAAGGTGTCGCTTACATTGGTTGCCGATGTGCAGCCTATCCTGACTGATCCCGAGGATGGCGAAGCTCTGCGGATCGATGATATCCGCTCGGTCAATCTGAGCGAAGTTATCGATGGCCAGCCGCCTATCATCGGCGAGCCGGCGCGGCGGTCCTATATCGCGACCGAGCGCGGCAATCGAAGCATCGAGCACTTGATCGCGCTGGCGCGGGCGCATCTGATGAAGCGGGCGCGCGTCGTCGAGATCGCATTCATACCCAAGCTGGCGCGCATGCCGGAAGTCACGTTGCGCAAGAGCGCATTCCTGGCCGAGCCGCGCGTCGGCGAGGCAACGGGCAAGATCATCGGCTATTCGATTGCGCTCGATGGCGCGGATGGCCAGATCAAGTGCGAGGTCAAGATCGGTTGCACGATCGGCTATGGCGGCAGCGTTGCAGCGGCGGATGGCACGCCAACCTATTGCACGATTGATTACGCCGGCCCGGACTATCAGCAATTCGTCAACCGGGTGGTTCTGTTTCCGCTCGATACGTCGGTCGGCTATCAACCGCCTGCAGCCACCCCAAATGATGATGGCATCGAGTTTCTATCGGCGCTTAGAGCAGAGGATGTCATCGAGACCGATCTGATCGTTGAATATGGTCCGGAGCCAGAGCATGAGGAAGACGGCGACCCGCCTGTCAATTTCAGTGGCCCGACATCAAATGATGAACTGCAAAATCAGATGGCGGCGCGATCTGAATGGATCAAGAACGTCATCCTTCCGCCCTACGAGACCCGCGCCAAATTCAAACTCAAGAGCATGACGCGCGAATTCTCGACGGACTATGAACTGCAAGTGACCGACCTAATGATCCCGACCGGTATTGATCTGGAGGCAGTCTGATGGCGGGATTTGAAATTGTCGTCCGCCCGGTCGTGCTGCCCGACATCCGGCCGCAGCCGGCGCGATCACTGCCGCCTGCGGATGATCCGGCGAAGGGGTTCTGTACGATCAGAGGCAATCCCGCCAAGGAGGTCAATCTTACAACGAGCTGGAGCAGCAGCACGGCGACATCACATCAGGTTGAAACGCAGCGGCGGTTTGACGAGGTGCGGGTCTATCAAGAGAACGATGACGGCTCGGTCAACCGCGATAATTTCGTCGATGTCGAAGTCACCAATAAAATCTGGCACCGCGGCGGCAAACAGCCGGCCGTTGATGGTCGCGCCGGCACCGATCCGGGCGTCATTGGTGGTGAGAAGGGCTCCAAGGGCGATAGCTACCAGACCGCGGTTTGGTATTCCCGCGAAATCGAGCGCGTGAATACCGAAATCCGCAAGCGCGATGAGATCAGAAAGAACGCAGAGGCTAAGGCAGGCGAATGACAATCGTTTATGTCACGACGGGCGCGTGGGGTGCCGGCACCGGCACGCCGAACAGTGCTGCCCAGGTCGATGGCAATTTCCACGATCTCGATCAGCGCGTTGTCGCCCTGAATGCCGACCTGCTCGAAGGCAAGCGCATCGACTTCGTGACCTATACCTCAAGCAGCATGACGTTTCATTACACCGACACAACGACGCAAGTCGTTCCATTGCCGGTTGCCACTTTGCAATATGTCGGGGCGTGGATGAACAGCACGCCCTACGTGCCGGGCAATTTGTTCACGGCCGGCAATGGTTTTTATCAAGTGCTCGAGCCGCACACGTCGCCGGCATATCCCGCAGACTTTGATCCCGACGCCACCGATGGGAGCACCGCAGGAAATCCGCTGTATCAGCTTTGGATGCCGCTGCGAGATGTCAATTACGACGCCGCGATCTTCGTGCCCGGTAGCATCCAGCGCGAGCCGGACGAGTTGTTTTTCCAAGGTATAGCCAACCGGACGATGCGCCTGGGTTCTGGGAACGAACATGCTTATGCCTACCTCGATGTCGGCAACGACTCGACCGGCGCGACCGATATCATCCTGTCGATCGAGAAGAACGGCACCGAGATCGGCACCATCACGTTCGATGCCGCGGGCGACATCGATACCGCTGGCGGGCAGGCTGGCGACTTCAACATTCCGGCTGCCACCGACTTCGCCGAGGGCGATCACTATGCGCTGCGGGTGACGCAGTCCGACAACGCCGAGCCGTCTGGGTTGTCGGTGACGTTGCCATTCGTGCGCACGGATATCTGATGGCGCTCAGTCAAGATATTCTGACGCGGATCGTGAATGTTCATTGGGGCGGGGGTGCGATCGTTGCTGTGGGCGTCGAGGTGGCCGACGATGAGAATACCATCGGCCGCATCTACCGAGGCAAGCCATCCGAAGACACCGCAAACATTTTGCCGCAGACCTGGACCACGGTCGTCGAGACCAAAGCCGTAGCGTTTCGTTGCATGTCATATGCGCTTGTCAATGGCACACCGACGACGGTCGGCGAGTCGATTATTGAAGTTGGCGGCACTCCAGTATTTTTGGCGGGCGGAGGTGCGAGCAGTTCTATAGAGATGCGCTATTCGAACAACGCCCAGCAGTGGTCTAATGTTTTTACCAAACCTTATGACAATGTCGGCGCGTATGGTCTTATGGGGATTGTGTGGGACCCGGACGAACGTGCATTTTTTGCTGCCTCGGCCGCCACCATTGACAGTGGGGACATACTGGCTCAACGCC